GGAAATTAATTGAACAAGGATATCACAAATGATTTCTAACTTATGTAATTTTATGGAAGATGAATCACCAGTTGATGGTATCGTTTGTATTAAGTGTGGAGAGGAAAAACCGATATCACATTTTAATCAAATAAAATATAAATCTAATAAAAGTGATTCTGAAATAAAAAGAACATGTAAAGAGTGTAGTAAGAAAGCAAATAAAATTATAAAACAATTAAAAAAAGAAAATCCTGTACCATCTAGAAATGAGGAGTGCCCTAGTTGTGGTTATACTTTAGAGTATTTAGGTAGATATGGTCAAACAGTTTTTAAACAATGGAGATTACATCATGACCATAAAACAGAAAAGTTTTTGGGATATATTTGTCATAGATGTAATGAGGGGTTTGGTGCATTTAATGATGATGATAAGATAATGGAAAAAGCATTAAAGTGGCATAAGGAACAAATAAAAAATGTATGAATTAAAAGAGTATTTAAATGCAATAAACTATTCCAAAGAAAAACTTATGGATGGTGAAGATGAAATGTGGGAAAAGAAATATCCTGCATTCATAATAAACAAGTGTGTGGCACCATTTCAAGATACTATTTTTCTAGTCAATGAAATGAATATGAATCATCACATGGATAAAAAACTACAATTTGATTTTTTAATAAATAGTCTAAGAAAACGAAAAAGATATACACCTTGGTTAAAGGCGAAAAAGATAAAAAATTTAGAGTATGTAAAAGAGTATTATGGATATGGAAATGAGAAAGCAAAATCAGCTCTTGATATACTAAATGATGAACAGATTAAGACTATCATTGATAGTATGAATAAAGGCGGTAAACATGGATAACAATATTAATTGGACACAGGAGCAGATGTTTGAAGTTCTATTAAAAGAACCTGATGACTTCCTAAAGATTAGAGAGACATTATCTCGTATAGGAGTTGCTTCTAGAAAAGAAAGGAAACTATATCAATCTTGCCATATACTTCACAAACAAGGTAAGTATTATATTGTTCACTTTAAAGAATTATTTGCACTTGATGGTAAGGATACCAATCTATCAGAAAACGATATTGCAAGAAGAAATACAATAGTCAAACTTTTGAGTGATTGGGGTTTGGTTACTATGAAAGGTAAACCAGAACCTATTGCACCACTAAGTCAAATTAAAATCATCGCATTCAAAGAAAAAAATGAATGGATGTTAGAAACTAAATACAATATAGGTAAAAAGAAAGAGGTTGAGTAATGGCGTATTCAGATAAAGTTTTAGACCACTATGAGAATCCTAGAAATGTAGGAGCACTTGATAAAGATGACCCAAGTGTTGGTACAGGTATGGTTGGAGCACCTGCATGTGGTGATGTTATGAAACTTCAAATCAAAGTTAATGATGACGGAATCATTGAAGACGCAAAATTTAAAACTTATGGATGTGGTTCTGCAATCGCATCATCAAGTCTATTAACAGAATGGGTAAAAGGTCAAACTTTAGATAAAGTTGAACAAATAAAAAATAGTGATATCGCAGAGGAACTTGCATTACCACCTGTAAAAATTCATTGTTCAGTTCTAGCCGAAGATGCAATCAAGACTGCGATTGCTGATTACAAAGGTAAACAAGAGGCAATGGGTAAGTGGCAACCAAACACAGAGTAATTTTATTATGAAAAATTTTCAGTCATTCATCACAGAAGAAAATGTGAATGATGGTGATATTCAGATTGCCATCTTGACTAAAGTATCATCTAAAGAAAAAGAAGTTGTCGCCAATCAAATTAAAGAATATTCAGATAAAAATAAAATACCTTGTCACATAATTAATACCAGAAGAGCATGGATATCTACAAATGATGTAGAAAGAGGTTTGATAAGTGTATCAGATAAGGAAGGTAATAAAGTAGATTTTGAGATACCTAAAACAGTCGTGTTTGTTCGTGCTGGAGTTTTAGATGATGAAGTAGGACTTGCATTACTTTCTACTTTTGAAAAGGCTGGTGCATTTATGATTAACAATCGTGACGGAATGCTGACCTGTGATAATAAAATGTCCACATATATTACATTTAATCAATATGGTATACAAACACCAAGAACATCTATTATTAATAACGAAGAATCCGTACAAGATGCACATAAAAGAATAGGTGGTAAGTTTCCTGTAATCATAAAAACAATTACAGGTACACAAGGTATTGGTGTATCAATCGTAAATGATTATAAAAGTATGATATCTGTTATACAATCACTATGGAAGTTCAACGCAGACTTATTGATACAAGAATTTTTAGAAATGGATTTTGATATTAGAACTATCGTGGTTGATGGTGTAATTATAGCATCCACCAAAAGAATAAAACCAAAAGAAGATTTTAGGTCTAATATACATAGAGGTGCAGATTCAGAACCATATGTTTTATCAAAAGAAGAAAAAAAATTAATATTAGATGCATATAGAACAACAGGTGCATATATGGTTGGTGTAGACCACACAATCGTAAATGGAAAAGCATACATTCTAGAATGTAATGGGTCACCTGGTATAGGCTCTAATTTTGGAAATGGTGATGGTCAAAATACAACAAACGAAAGATTGATTGAAAAAATATTAGACCATGTTGGAAAAGTAAAAAGTAGATTTGTGGGTTCTACACAAACTACTGGTTATGTAGAAAGATTAGAGATAGTTGGTCTCGGCCCATATCGTGCTAAGTTTGATACAGGTAATGGAACTAGAGCTTCCATGTTTCATGTAGATAAACTTGAAATAAAAGGTAAGATTGCAAAATGGGAAAGAGATGGTAAAAAATTTACTCATAAGATAGTTGGTATATCTAAACCTGTGCATGTAGACCAGATAGATAAAAGACCAATCGTATTAGTAGATATAAAATTTAACAACACTCTATACAAAGATGTACCAATAGGATTAACAACAAGAGATTCTAGAAGTACATTTTTAATAAACAGAGAACTGCTAACTAGATTTAAAGTTGCAGTAAACCCCGATAGGAAATTTGTGCTTTCTAGTTACATAGAAAGAGGGGATAACAATGATGAAGATTATAGGGACCCAAGATGATAATTGATGCACTAAGAAAAAAATATGAAGCCGAGATTGCTGCTGCAAAAGCAAACATAGATGTCTATCAAAAAAATCCTGCAGGTATTGGTGAACACCCAGACCTAGTTGCTGCAGTAGATACAGAGATGGTTAAGTTGGCAGATGCAGAGGACAAACTTGAAACATTAAAAAAACACTATGTTACTCAACCAGATTTATTGAGTGAGTAATTATTGACAAAAACTGTTGAACCTAATATAATTATATTATGCAATTTTATACTAATGTAACCCCTTGGGGTAATACTCTACTTGTTAGAGAATATGTGAATGGTGAAAGAGTTAATCGTAAGGTTAAGTATTCCCCTACTCTATTCTGTAAAGTAATCAAAGAGACTAATTATAAAACTCTTGATGGTCAGTATGTAACCCCAATCAAACATGAAACAATAAAAGATGCCAAAGAATGGTTGAAGTCTTATGAAGACCAACCACATCTTGTCTTTGGTAATACTACATTTCAATATAACTATATTGCAGATAACTATCCTAATTATGTAAAATGGGATATTGATAAAATTCTTGTCGTAACGATTGATATAGAAGTTGCATGTGAGAATGGTTTTCCACAACCAGAGAATGCAATAGAACCTTTACTTTCAATCACAATTAAAAATCATCAAAATAAACAGATACTAGTTTGGGGTACAGGTGAGTATAAAAATACAAGAGAAGATGTTACTTATGTAAAATGTAAAGATGAAAAAATGTTGATTCAAGAGTTTCTAACATTTTGGCAAAAGAACCAACCAGATGTTATTACAGGTTGGAACACAGAATTTTTTGATATACCATATCTTTGTAATCGTATTAAAAATTTATATGATGAAAATGAGATAAACAAATTATCACCTTGGGGTAATGTCTCTGATAGAGAGATTTATCAAATGGGTAGAAAACATCAAGTCTATGATATTCAAGGTGTATCACATTTAGATTTCTATGACTTATACAGAAAGTTCACATATACCAGTCGTGAGAGTTACAGATTGGACCATATTGCCTCTATTGAGTTAGGTGAGAGTAAAGATGACAATCCATACGAAACATTCCGAGAATGGTATCTAAAGGACTTTCAATCCTTTATTGACTATAATATACAAGATGTTGAGATAGTAGATAGATTAGAAGATAAAATGAAACTGATTGAGTTATGTCTCACTATGGCCTATGATGCAAAAGTAAATTACATGGATGTATTAGGTTCTGTAAAATATTGGGATATACTCATCTATAATGAATTAAGAAAAAAAGGTATTGTCATACCACAAAAAGTAGAAAGAAAAAAAACTGAAAGATTTGAAGGTGCTTATGTAAAAGAACCACAAGTTGGTTTACATAAGTGGGTTATGTCTTTTGATTTAAATTCTCTGTATCCGCATTTGATTATGCAATATAATATTTCACCAGAGACTTTAGTTGCTGATAAAAAAGTAAAAGATATAACTGTAGATAAAATGTTAAACAA